CACGGATGAGTGGCTGATCGACGACGAGGGGTAATCCCTCGCGTGTCGATCGACCCTTGCGCATCCGACGAGATCGGGAGGCGGCCCCCTCTTCGAGGGGGTCGTCTCCCATACCTCATCCTGTTTACTAGATCATTGCGGACTCAGCTCCACGCCTGGGCGGAAGCTGAGTTGGGAGGGGTGCCGCTGCCGACTGGTTCGGCGATACGTCAGTGACCCCTCCCTGATTGAGTTGCTGCGAGATCTGATTGGCCAAGTCCTGATTCTTGGATGCGATCCTGCCGAGCACCTGCTGCTGTGCGTCGGGCGACAGGGACCTGATACGCTCCACGATCTGTTGCAGAGGATTCTGCTGGGGCTGGGACTGCTGGGGCGGTTGCATCGGGTTCACCATCGGCGAACCAACCTGCTCTCCTGGCTCACCCGGGGCTGTACCCTGCTGCCCAGCCATCGCCTGCTGTTGCTCCTGTGCCATGACGTTCTGGGCCTTGGCCTGGAACTTGGCGTTGACAACACCAGCCTCACCAGCGATCTCTGCTTCAGCGATCTGCTGCTCCTTGACGGCCTCGAGGCGAACCTTGGTCTCCTTCTTGAGGAGCTCGTTCTCCTCTTCGGGATTGAGGTCCGCGTCGACCAGCAGCGTAGTGTCGCTGACCTTCCCGGCCTGGTTGAGCTGGAAGAGGTAAGCCTTGCGCTGGAGGTCGTCCGCCATCTTGAACGGCTTGAACCGCACGTCCACGGCAGACCAACCCATGTGAGCCGCGGTGTGCTTGATCACGAAGTCCTTGATGAAGAGCAGCAGGTTGCTCAGATACCGCATGAACTGGTTCTCCAACATGCGCAAGGACACGTTCGATCCAGACCACTGAAGGCCGCCGTAGATGAACTCGTTGGGAACACCCATGCCAGCGACGATATGGTCGGACCAGATCTTGATCTCGTTGCTCATCATCAGCGCGCGACCATCGCCGCCGATGACTTGATTCCCGATCGGAAGCGGAAGGATCGGAATGTAGTTCCGGTCCAGCCGCCATCGTTTGATCTCCTTCGCAATGTGGTTCTTCCAGTCGACCAGATTGACCGAGGTGTACGGGTCAGCGGTGCCAGAAGCCACCTGCGGGAAGATGACGTTGAGTGGAACGATCCGCTCGAGGAGGATGGCCTCCTGCGCCTTCTTCATGACCTGGAGGTAGAAGATGTCCTTCAGGACTGGGAGGACCAGGGGCGTGCCCCACCCAGTATCCCTCGGGCCAGACAACACCGACGGCCGCTTGAGATGGAAAAGGTTGTCTCTGTTCAGCGTCACCGACCGGCCCTTCTTGGCCGCCTCGATGAACACCTGTGGGAGCTGCTCGACCACCTCGCGGCGGCCCATGGTGATGTCGTTCTTCGTCTGGAGCGGGATCGTGTAGAAGTACGTCGACTCCTGGGTGATCGGGTTGAAGACGATGTCGATGTCCTCTGGGTTCCAGAGGATGATCTTGGTTCCGTGAGACGTCTGAAGGTACTGGTCATGCACCTCCGCCTTGTTCACGTTGCCGCACCGCTTGCAGGTCATGTGGAACTCGTAGTTCCTGAACCTGTAGTTCGCCTTCTTGGCCATGGTCGTGTGCCCGCACACGGGACACTTCAACCACTTCACGAACGGGTGCATCATGGACCCCAGTGCGTTGCCGTAGCACATGTAGTAGAGGCCCATGTCGATCAGCTTGGGGCGCAGACCGATGTCGTGCGTGAAGAAGTCCTCCCACGTGTCGCGCAGACCCCGGTTGTCAGTATCGATCACCAGATCAGTGATCGGATACTCCGCCATCTTGTTCACGGTGGCCGCGACGAGAGGCTGAGTGAGGTAGTAGTACCTACACCACCGGAACATCTGCTTGACGGTCGGTGGCAGGTAGGTGTGTGCCAGATCAAAGAACGGCGACGGGTATGCCACTCCCTGTGTCTGTTGAGTGCCCTTCAGCCGCCCAGAGGCTACTGCGGGCTCATACGATCCGGAGTTTCCATGGCCGAAATCAAACATCGATCAGCCCCTCCTCCGCCCAGCCGGGCCGGGAGCAAGCTGACCGGGCGGTTGTGCGACGGCCGATGGGGTATGACCGAGGGCCATCTGGGATCCCTTGCCGACCAGGCCGCCGATAGCACCTGTGGCAGAACCGAGACCCATGGCTGCGGCCATAGGCAGTCCGCCACCTGCCGCGAAGCCGACGTTGGAGGCCAGGTTCTTGGCCAGTGCCGCCTCGTCCCCGGTGTTTGCGTACTCGGCCACGCTCTGCCCCGTGAACGCCAGCGGGAGGCCGACACCCATGGCGAGACCGGGGGCAGTGAGGTTCATCTTCGCTGCCTGGAGAGGTGTGAGCTTCCCGGACACTCCGCCGCGCAGGTAGCCCCTGACCAGACCAGGAATAGAAGTCATCCCCTCTTCCGCCAGACCCTTCTGAGAGATGCGGGACGCAGCGCGGCGATTGGCAACGAAGTCCTGAACTGACTTAGGCATGTACTGCATCAGCATCCCGCCTTCGGTCTCTCGCTTCGCCGCCGATCGGATTCCTCGCTCCGTCTTCTGCTTGGGCAGATCCCACTTCATCTCCTTGAGACCCTTGAGCCGCTGTTCGGTGGTGAGCTTGCCCTTCATCGGCTTTCCAAGCTGATACCACTTCGCCTTGCCCTTGGCAGCCCGGCCGAGAAGCCCGCGCCCAGGGAGATACCCCGTCGCACCGTGGAGCTGCCGTTGACCGAACCGTTGAGCCTGCCCACGACCAGCCTTGGTCGCAAACTGACCACCGAGGAGACCAGCACCAGCACCGAGCAGCGCACCACGAACAGTGCCGAGCGTCTTCTGCTCTGGATCCGCCGTTGCATGCCCTGCCGCCCCGCCGGCTGCTGCGCCCAAGCCTGCGCCGACAAGTCGACCCGCCCAAGCTGCGCCAGCCGGGCCCAAAGCGATCTTCTCCAACTCGTCGAGCTGGGCCTGAGCCGCTGCTAGATCATACGTATAGACTGACATCTCTCATCACCCTCACCTGCTGCTTCAGCTGCTCTCGTCGGCTGAGTACGTAGTCCCTTGCTACCAGGAGCCTCGCTGTCTGGACGTCCTCTGGCGTCTCCTGGAGCTCAGGCCGGTCGTCACCGAGCCGGACACACTCATCATACCGCGCCTTGACGGGGCGGTAGTCACGCTCGAGCGCCTTGACGAGGTGCTTGCTCGAGGCACCGCAGCTATCGCAGATGTCGTTGTCGTCGTCCCGATCGATCTTGCCGCACCGTTTGCAGCGATACCGCGGCTCCGAGGCCCACTGTTGCGCCTCATCAACCGGAGGAGGAAGGTACACAACACCCTCATCCAAGAAGCACGCTGAGATGAACTTCAACACCTCCTCGGAGAACTTCGCTTCTCGGATTCGATCCATGATGTCCACAGCCGACATGACCTGGGCAATCGTGGGCTTCTGGAGTGTTCGGAAGTTCGGGACGTTGTTGTTGAGAGACTGGCAGACGACCACGAACTGCTCCCACGCAGTCCATGGAGTATCCAGCAGGTGACAGAGCTTCACAGCCTGAATCTTGTTCCGATTGTGGACACTGATCGTGGCCTGCTTGAAATCGTCCTTGATCTCTGTCCAGATCGTTTCCGGCTCCCAATCGAGCCACAGCGGCCCGAACTTCCTGATCAGAAGCATGTCGAGGAGCAACGGGTGGGAGTCGTGGTGCTCGAAGACGTTCCGGGGCGTAAGGGGAGCAGAGCCCCCCTTACCCGCGGCAGGCTTGGGCTCTTCGGGCTCCGTTGTCTCTACCGAGACTGGGGACTGTGCGTCCTCTTCCTCTGGTGGAGGGAGCTCTTGAGTCGCTTCCTTCCGCAGTGCCCCGATGAACCTATCTTCGTGGGTGCCGTTCACCGAGGATCACCCAACGACCTACTCGACCGCGATCGCGCCGAGGTCGGTCCGGATGTTGTCCGTCTCGACGTAGACCTTGGCCTTGTCCGTCGCGATGAGAGGGGCCAACGCAGGCACCGTCACCGTGACCGCCGTCTCGGTGAGGTTGGCGGCGGAGGTCGCCGCACCCACGTCGTGCAGGATCGGTGCGTCCTTGCCGCCGACCGTACAGGACCAGCCGTCGCCCGCGCCGCCCGCGAGGTTCTGCTCGGCCACGGTCCCGAAGGCCGCGCCACCACCGGAGTTGGCCCGGATGAGCTGGTAGCTGCCCACACCCGCGTTGTTGATCGCCGTCGCGATGGTATCCTCGTCGGGGGCGGCACCGTCGAGATCGATGGTGAGCTTGCTGGCCGCATAGCTGACCGCCAGACCACCGACACCACCAGAGTCGATGACCTCGACACTGTAGTCGTTGCCGGCCTCGCCGGGACGACATGCGATGATCTCGAGGCTGGCCCCGAGTGTCACGGAGGCGAAGGTCTGGCCCTGGAGCAGGAACCGCCCCACCATGGCCATGTCACCTCCAGCCGCAGCCGGACCAGCGCCGTCGATGGCGTCGAGTTCGGGATACTCGAGCACCGGGTCGCGTCCCTCGAGGAGCTCGAGGGCGGTGTCGACATCCGCACGGGTGTCCCGAATCTCTTTGCCTGTGCCCCCGCCCCTCAGAAGATGGGGCCGCTGGGGGTGCTGGCCCGAGAAAGCCTTGCTACTCATGATCTCCTCCTATCCCCTCTTTCTGTGGGGCTGGGCTGCTAGAGCCCTGATTCGTGCTGTTGAGCCATGCGGGCGATCGCCCGCTGAGTATCCATGGGAAGCGAATCGAAAACGGTCGTCGGGTTTCCGGCGAGCCCCTGAGCCATCGAATCGCTGAACTTCTTCTTGATCGTGCTCTTGCCTGTTTCGCTCTTGGCGAAGTTGGTGAGCTGGTCCTTGGTCAGGTACTCCGTACCCTTCGACCATCGCCACTCCTCAGCCTTCTCCTCAGCCGACTTCGAGATGTGATCCACACCGAAGGTTGTGAACCACGGGTCCGGAACGTGGCCGTCCCAGAACCGATCAGTTCCAGTCATGACGTCGAGCTCGCTGAGCGCCTCGGCGAAGACCTCGGGCGGCATGTCCCCGCTGGCCTGCTTCTCCATGAGCATGTCCAGTAGTCCGGGTGCCGTCCCGTCGTCGTTGAGGTCT